GCCCGGCTGGTCGCTGATGAGGATGTTCACTGTTGCCATGTCTTTACTCCTGCCAGCCGCCCAATAATTCGGCCAGCTCGTCCAGTATGCCGGTCAGTGCATGAGCCATGATGATTTGCGACGCAAAGGCATTGCCAGCGGCATCGTCGCCGTGGCTCTCGGCATCCTCCTGCAAGTGGTCTAGGTAGCTGATGCGCTTCAAGATCAAATCCTGCGTCAGCACCAATACCACGCTCTCACGCCATACCAAGCTCAGTTCGACCACGCGCTTACCTTTTTTCACATGCTGCACCACCTCTTCGGCGGTTACGTCTTCGCGCTTAATACGTACTTCCGGTGCCATATCGCCCGCACCGACCAAAGCCACGTAGTCGTCCAATTCAAACTGCCCGTCGGCCTCGCCGCGCAGCAACCATTGGGTCATCAACTCAGATACGGAGTGGCGGGTAAAGGTGGGATGTGCCGGCAGTCCGCCCAGTGCTTCGCGCAGGTGGCTCAACAGGGTTTCGGCTTTGTTGCCGGTTTGGTTGATAAGCAGGTAGCCACCGACCAATACGGCATCGGTGCGGCTAGTGCGGGTAAAGGAGCGCGGCAGCAGCTCGTCAATAATCTGCTCTTTCAGCTCCTGCTTTTCCTTGCGGCCGACTTGGCGGGCTTCTTCCGCTTCAATTTTGGCAATTTTTTCGTCCAAGGCGGTTTTGATGACCGCACCCGGCAGCACCCGCTCTTCACGCTTCAGGGAGATACCCAAGGTCTTGTTGGCAGCAAATACCAGCTCGTCGCCAAACGGCTGCGGTACGGTAAAACCGTCGGTAAACCAATCCATCCCGCCGGGCTGCACAAAACGGTGTTTGTCCAGCGCCTCGGTTAAAACGGCCGCATCCGGGGTTTCAGGCAGCCGGTAGGCTTTGCATTGTTTAAACCACATCTTTTTGCTCCTCATCGTCGGTTACACATTTGTTGCCGTTTATCCAGCCTTCCTGATAATCCACCTCTCCGGCAGACACCCGCACGGCATGGGGTTCAACCTCATCCCAATCCATATTGTTGGCCGCCCAGTCTTCGATTTCGTATTCATTCTCGGTAAACAGCTGCTCGGTTTCGGCTTTAACCTTCTCGCGGTCTTCGCCGCAGCGCTCGGCGTAATAATCGGTTCGGGCATCGGCGATAATTTGGGTGGGTACGCGCCACACCGACAAATCTGGCATTTCAACCAATAGGTATTTTTTCATCTCACACCCCCTCCAGCACTTGATCGTGCGGCTCAATGACAAAAAACTCCTTGCCCAGTACCAATTTGATGCCCGGCACCTGACCGTCGGCAAACAGCTCCTGTTCGTTGAGGATGGCCTCTTTGTTGACTTCGCGTTTTACGCGCAAAAAGCGCGACAGCTCGGCATTGCCTTCCAACAGCGCCACTACGGCATCCACCCCCGACACGCTCACTTTGGGCGGGTTTACGCGCCATTTCACGATGCCGGTTACAAAGTCGGCAAACTTAACTTTGCCGCCGTCGGTAATAGCCATTCGGTTGGCTTCGCACCACAACTGCACGCTGTCTTGCAGGGCTTCGATGCGCTCGTTGAGCGGGGCGGCATCGTTGGCGTACTTCTCCTGCAATTCGGCAATGCCGTCATTCATGGTGGCGGCTAAACGCTCGCGTTCACGGCTTAAATCGCCGATTTCGCGGATGTAGGCCACCACGTCGTCTTTGCTCTGTGCAGCTACTTGGGCTGCTTGTTTCAGTCGGGTTTTTTTAGTTTTTGCTACCATTGCTTTTCCTTTCAAAGATTTCAGCGATTTTTTGATTCAGTTTTTTCAGATTTTCCCGTCCCCGGGCTTTTTCTTCCGGCGTGAGCTGACGTTTGTGTTCCAACTGCGGCAACTCTTCCCTTGGCGGTAGGTGTTTAATCAGCATCTTGGGTGTCGGCCAGCGTTCGATTTCGGCCAGCAAGCAGGCAAATGCCCGGGTAACGCGCCCAGCATCCTGTTTCTCGTCCCATTGGATGGGCAGTGAGGCAATCGCCTCCATCCATACACTGGCCGTCAGCTTGATGCCGCTATTGGGCGGTGCACCATCCGGGCGCAGCATCATCAGTTTTTGCAAACCGGTTAGGATTTCGTCGCGGACAAATTTCGGCAGGGTCTTATCCATGCTTCATCTCCTCCAGCTGGGCCACTGCATCTAAAGTCTTGCTGGTTTGCGGCAGGCTGCTGCCACTGATGTTCGAGGTACCTGCGCCACCGCTGATGGATACGGACGCTGCCGCAGCAGCCGACGGCTGCCATTTGCTGACGATTTCGTACAAATACCCATGAGATTTAAGCGGCGTTTTCAGACGGCCCATATCGCGGGCGGCCAGGGTTTCGGTAAAGCCATGTATCCATGCCGCCGCAGGGGCGGAGTAGGACACGCCGTCGCGTTCGACGGTTGCAGCCTTAATCGACGGCAGCAGCTCGTTCAACAGTTTCGCCGTCCGCGACCAAGAGAGCTGAGACTTGGCGGGGCGGAACAGCCCGATATAGCGGATGGCCGCCTTGCCCAACTCGGCATCCATATCCAATACGGCCTTGAGCACCGCCGATGCGTCGGCATCGTTAATTAACGTATCCAGGCTGTGCACCGCGCCGCAGTTCGGACATTTGATGTTCATTTCAAACTCCCTATAAACATGGCCGTTGCAAATGCTACCGCCATAGCCGCAAAGCCCACGCCGAACAATCCGAGTGCCATTTTTTTGGCACTGTCCGCGTAATAAGTATCTCGTGCGGCACAGGCAAAACAGACTAACCCCACCATCCATAAATACACGGCAATCACCACATTCATCACATTTCCTCCCACATCAAAACCGCCTCGCCCAGTGTGGCCGCCTCCGCCGTCTTTAACACGCCGTCAGCCGCCCGTGCGACGACGGTATAGCTGCCGCCGTCTGCTTTGCAGATGTACAGCTCGCCGCGCTCTTCCAGCCATTCCAACAGTTCTTTTGCGTTCATTTCTTTTCATCCTTGTCCATTTACCCCTAACTGCTTCCGCTCTTCACCGCCATCCATCGCGTGGTACAGCTGCGCCTCTCGGCCTTTTCTTACTCCGGCAGCCAAATCCAACACTTGACTGGCTTTCGTGCCGCTGCGCACATCGCGCTTTTTGGCCTGCCCCATATCACCCATCTGCTGTTTGTAGTGTGCCAACACCTCTTTTTCTGCCGGTTCGGCGGCAAATTCCTCCACTTTTTTCACGATTGCATATACCCAACCCGTACAAAATTGGTCGGCACGGGCGGTTTTGTTACGCGTCAGGCGCACCGCTTTAAGCTCGGTTTTAATGTACTCGCGCCGCTCTTTTTTCAGCTGGCGCAGCAGCACCTCGTAAGCGTATGCGGCCAGCTCCGGCTTGATACCGATACCGAAAAACCGCGCTTCGGCCAAACCCCACTGCGTTTGCTGGTAGCACTCAACCCCGAATGCCTTGGCGCACTGGGCAATCAGGACTTGATGCCAAGTCGGCAGGCTTGAGGCGCAAGCCACGCCTTTTTCGGTTACGGCAGACAGCTCCACATCTATTTCACTGACGCCGTACTTTTTCATCAGGATTTGTGCCTGCCGGATGGCCTGCGCCGCCTCGTGTTCGTTGGCCGATTCGCCTAAAGCCAAACACTTTTTAATCTTGTCCAATACCTTTTCTTTATCCATTTTCAACATCCTCATCCTTCAAAAAATCACTTCCGCTTCTTCGCGCCTGTAATCCTCATACGTCTTTTCCGGATACCGCCCCCACCGCCTGCTGCGCAGGCTGCCGACATGGCGGCCGAACGCGAAGGGGTCGCTGTAACGCCTGCCCCAACTCATCGCGCCAACCCCGATTCAAAATCTTCCTCGGTCGGCTCAAACGGCATCGGCGGCACTTCGCCCGGCATCGGCCATTCCGCCATGCGTCCCTGCGGCGGGGATTCGACCGATACCGTCCGTTCTTCCCAATCGGCAATATGCATCTGCACGGCTTCCTGCCGCACTGCGGGTACGGCTTCGCACGAGGGTAGCGCGGCCATCATCCAGGCCGCAGGCACCGCCACCGCCCAATGCACCAGTTTGATTTTTAACTCTTCCATTTTTATAAAACCTCTACAAAACAATTATTTATTATAAATAGCAGGCAAAAAAATATAGACACACCAAGGGCTTGGATTTATCTCGCCCGATATTCTTCCCACTTGTCTTTCGGGTATTTGGCAATGACCCTGCCTTTTTTATTTTTCCCAACCAAGATTTCCACGCCTTCATCGCCGCCGTCCGGAAGGCCGGTAAAAGTGTAGAAATTACCTTCATATTCGAACAATCCGTTCTTAATCACCCTTTTTTCATATCTGATTCTCATTTTTTAACCTTTCTTATTTTCAGACGGCCTTTTGCGTTTTTCACACGGCCTGCTTTAATGGATCAACATCTCGGCAAACTGCCGTACCATTTCCACGGAGGGCTCCTGCCGGTTAATCCGGGCAAGCCGCACCACCCCGCGCAGCATTTTGTCCAGCCGCCGTGCGTTGCCTGCGGCGGTGAGCACCAGTTCGGCGGCAGCCTCTTCATCCATATCCGGCATCGCTTGGGCAACAATCTGCGCCAAGTCTTCATCCGGCACGCTCTCGCCCAAATCCAGCTTAAAGGCCATGCGGCTGTAGAGCTGTTTCAATTCGCCGTTTTTGCCGCGCAGGTTGACCAGCAGCCTAGGCATCCCGGCCAACACCAAACCGCAGCCGGTTTTATCGTGCACGCGGCGCAGGCATTCCAGCGCCCGCAGCGGCAGGTTTTCCGCCTCGTCCACCAAGATGATGCGGCCGCTGTCGCGCAATCGACCCACCACCGAATCCATCAGCTCATTCAGGCTGCCTTTGCCCTCTGCGCCCAGCATGGCGGCCAGCTTTTGCAGCAGCACTTTGGCGGTATAGGTCGGATCGGTCTCAATCATCAGCGCATCGGGTGCCTGTTTGCAGTATTCGCGCAGCGAGCTGGTTTTGCCCAAGCCGGCCTGTCCAAACAGCACCACCGCTTCGCCTTCCACGTGTGCCAACCGCAGCACATCGCGCACCCGCTTGGCCGTAGTCGTCAGCACATAGTCCACCTCCAGCTTTCTTTCGGCTTCGCGCTCGCGCTGCTTTTGCAGATAGGCGGCAATCTTGCGTTCGATTTCCTGCACATTGCCCGGGTATTTGCCGTGCAGGTATTGGTTCACCACGGGCGAGGTGACGCCCACGGCACGCGCCACCGCCGATTGCGAGAGGCCGTTATCGCTGATATAGTCTTGTAAATCCTGTCTGATGCTCATCTTTAAAATCCTTGTAAAAAGGGGTTTCAGGGTTTCAGGTAGCCTGTTGCCGCAGGCTGCCTGTTTTACTTCGCTTGCTGCCGCTCCCATTCGTCGCGGTCGCTTTCAAACATAAAAATCTGAGGTTTTTTCGCCGGCACGGGCTCGTAGTTCCCATTGCCAACCAGTAATCCGAAGTCGGGCTGGTGCTCGATGGCCGGGCGGGTTTCTTCTTTCGCCAGCCGGATGGTGTTTTCCGCGCGTTTGATTCGGCCTTTGGCACGTTTTTCCGCCAGCTGGTCGCGCACCGTAATCGGCATGGCCGCGCGTTTGTTGCCGTCCACCTTGGCTTTGCACACAAAGCTGCCGTCCATCTTGTACACATACACCCACTCGGCATCGTCGTAGTCGTAGGCCACCCGCACGTCTTCGCCGTGCAGCTCGGCCAAATCGGTCGAAAAATACACATTGCCAAACAGCTCAATCTGCCCGCGTGCCGCCTTGCGCACTTCCTGCGGCCTAAACAGCACGTCCAGTTCCGCTTCGGCCAGCAGGTCGGGGGCGAGGTTTTCCTGCTGCATCCGCAGGTCGCGGTATTGCAGTGGGGTGTAGTGCACGCCGTCGGCGTTTTTCGGCAGCTCGCTGTGCGGCCGGTTGTTGTAGTCGGCGATGCACTGCATCACATCCGCCATAAACTGCTGCCAGCTCGGCAGCTTGGCCTTGTAGCGCTGCTGCTCGGGTGTCAATTCCTTGCCCTGCCGCCATGCGTTAAACGCGCTGTCCATCTTGCGGTAGAGCAGGTTTTGCGTGCTCCGATCCATGCTGGAGCCGGTAAAGGTTTCGTATTGCGCCGCCAGCCGGATCAGGTTGTCTTGCCACCATCTTTCGATGATGCCGCGCCCCTGCGGGTTGCCCGGCAGGCCGGTTTCATGGTGGATACCCAGCCGTGCGGTCAGGCCGGTGATTTCATGGTCGATGGTTTTGCCGGTTTGGCCGCCGCCGTTGTCGGAGTAGTACATCAGCGGCACGCCGTTGTGTTTGATACCGATGCGCAGCGCATCCGCTACCGCCACGCAGCTTTCGGCGAGCGAAAAACTAAACCCCACCACCATGCGCGTGCAGCCGTCGATGATCACGGTTACCTCGGGTTTAAACGGCTGGCCGTGGATAGGGTGCTGCACTTTGGCTTTGAAGCTGTGGCCGTCGCCGATCCACACATCATTCGGTCGCAGCGCCTGCCAGTCGCGCCGGATATAGGGCAGCAGCGATTTGTAGGCCGCACCCGTCATCCGCCCGCGCTGCTGCATAATCTGCGGCAGCTTTTTCCATACCCGCCGCACCGTATCCAAGCTCGGCAGCTCGTAGGCCGGTTGGGCGGTAAGCCAGCCTTTGGCAAATTCCTGATAGCTGTGTGCCAGCTTCGGAGCACTCGGGCGGCAGTGGTGCGCCATAAAATCCGCCAGCCAGGCAATCTGCACCACCGGCGTCTCTGTTTTGGTCGGGCGCGGCGCCAAAGCGGCCAACCGCGCATTGGGCGAACCGGCGGCGCGATAGGCCGCCACCCAGCCTTTCAGTGTGCGTACACTGATGCCGCGTTGGTTGTTGGCGCGGGCATTGGCCACCGGCACCAAATACGCCAGCGTTTCCGATAACTGCCCGCTTTCCACCTGCCGCACCACAAACTGCACCGCATCCGTAATGCCAAAGCCGGTTACCTCATGCAGCCGCAACACCTCCGCCGCCAGTGCCATCCGCGCATGGGCGCAGTCGCGCTGCTTGTCGTTGAGCCCCATCGCGTAATCGTCAATCGGCAAACCCAACTGCTCCATCCGCCGCACCGCCACAGGCCGTTTGGCCTTGGCTACACTCGGCAGCACTGCCGGCTGTGATTGAGCCAGCAGCTGTTCTGCCTGCCGCTCCCGTACCGCGGTTTGGATGGTTTCAGGTAGCCCGGCCACTTGGTATTCCACACCGCCACCGCGCCCTTGGCGTTTACGGTACGGCCATCCTTGTTCTTGAGCCATTTTGCGTAATGTAGGCAGCCTTCTGGTCAGGTTCGGCAATTCAAGTGCCAGCATCCCCTTCAGGTCGATGTACTCGTTACCCATGATTCAGCCTCTATGCAGCTTCCAACCGACTGATTTTTTCCTTAAGGGAGGTTGCTCGCTGTTGTCTGTGAGCTTTTTTATTGGCTTTTTCACGATAAAAAGGGAAAACATCCTCTAGCTTTTTATCCATAGCAGCAGAGATAGCTGTTGCGATTCGTTTACTACCTTTCCCCGTCCGAATAACAACCGCAACAGATTGAGGCAACACGTTAATTGCTTCGGCAATGATTGAAGCGTTGTAGCCCCGCTTGTTTAGCTCTTGATAGATTTTTTCAGAGTTCATAAAATACGCTCAATTTCTATGCTAAATTTAACAACTTAGATGAAGCACCAAAGATGTTTCATCACTACTTGTACGAATATTAGTAAATAAATTTAACCATGTCAAATTTATTTACAATGGAGATATCATGTCTGACGAAAATGCAATGATGGAAGAAGTGGCAGATCGCCTGATTTCGGAGCGGGTTCGCTTGGGATACTCTAAAGCGGATTTTGCTAGGGAAATAGATATAACTAGAAATACATTAAGGACTTACGAAATAGCGCAAAGCAATATTCCGTCTAATATTTTGGTGCGGATGGGCAGTTTAGGCGTGGATGTCATGTATGTGTTGTTTAATCAACGCAATCCGGATCAAGCTGAATCTTTGGCCGAACAAACTAGGCGAGAAGGCGAAAAATCGGCAGAGCAGATGATTAGCGGTAATACCATGTCCAATAGTGTGATTGCTGGCAACGGTTCAACCATCAACAACATAAATACGACCAAACACGTCAGCAAAACGGTGGCAGATGTAAAGCCTGGCAAGGAGCACATCACAGATGAGCAAGCATCTGCGATACAAAAACTAGTCGATGACATAGTGGTCATCGAGAGTAGCGTAAAACAAAAACCTAGAGGCCATAAAGCGGTTTGGACGGCCTTTAACCGCCGCATGAAAATTCCTAGTTACCGCTTGCTCAGGCTGGAACAGTTTGATGATGCTTGCAACTATCTCCGTTCCACGGTTGGGCGCTTAATGAAACAAAAAAACGCCCGCAAAAAATTGCCGGGCGACGAATGGAGAAACCGGAAGTATCGCTATATCCATGCCAGCTTCAAAGAAATTCCCGAGCTGGAGGCTTGGTTCAAGAAGCACATAAAGGCTAAATTTAAGGTGAATAGCAAAGTAGATTTAAGCGACGATGAGTTAGAGCAGGCATACACTTCCTTGTCTAATAAAAAACGCGAATTAGCCAAGCGAAAATGATTTAACCGTACAAGTTTGAGAGTGGTATTTAGCGTACAAGTTATATTTTTGAATAGGTAGTCAAAATATCTTTTATATTACTGATTTTATTTGGCTTGTTTAAACTTGTACACCGTACTAGTTTAAACAAGCCCCTGTATAAGTTCATACCTTAAACTTGTTCTGTTAAGACGCGACCTCTCCTTACTTTATTGTTGCAATCTTAGATTCATACTAAACACCAGCCCACAAAATAGATAGCTTTTTATGCGTAGGCTGGCTGACAGGGTTTAACAGGATTTAAACGTAGAAGCCACCGGTTGCAAGGAGCAGCTCAGCGGTCAGGTTTAAAACCTTTTAAATCCTTTTTTAAAAGTGCTCAATCCACGCTCATTTCAATGCAAAAGATAACGCATTTTTTATCAAACCAAAGCAAAAGCTGGTGCAAGTTTTTTCCCGCACCAGCTTTGCTCAAACCCACGCCCCATAAAGATTTTCGCCGTTTTTTTTCTTCTACCCACTCAGTGCAAAAATAAACACCTCCCCACACCAAACGTGAAAGCCATCCGTACCTCTTATTTCATCACAAAAGAAGGTCGGGTGATTGTAGCGAAAGCCAAACTGTTCGACGAGGTTGAGGTTGGCGCCTGCGGCACGGGCAGGAAGGTGGTGTTCCGCGGACCGTGGGTCAAATTCGGTACGGTCTCCTGGTTCCCGCGCAAGTATTATGAAGATACCGAGCGCTTTGCGCCGATGATAGAACCGATAATGGCCGAGAGAAGGCAACGGAATGCTTGGCAAAGTGCCTTATTCAAGAACACGGAAGCGGTAACCGAATTTCTGAAAAACCAATACGGCCTGACCCGCTCCGATATTTATGAAGCCGAAGCTTTGGATGAGCCCAAACACGGTGGGGTTGAGTTCGGTGTCAATTGGAAACGGCTGCAGGGTAGGGATTTTCTGAGCAAGGTACCCGGCAACATGTTCCGTTATACTTTCAACACTAGGCGCGGCTATATCAACTGCACTACTTGGGTGGACCCGAGAGCAGTCAGGACCACTGAGTGCTTTGAACCGACCCAGCAGCGCAGGCCGCTGAAACCCGTGCCGCAACATCATGGCGACGATTATTAAGGAGGTTTAATATGACTAAGACTGGAATGTTCTTTTTGGGCTTTTTCATTTTTTACGCCATCAACCTATACTGGAAAACCTTGGTGGTTTGGTTCAGCCTGTGGTAATCGGCTGTCCCGATGATTATCGGTTTGCCCGAGTCATCCAACACCAGCATAGGATTGCTGTGGCTGCATATTATGAGTGCGGGAACAGCACGGTTAATCTGTTGATGGTTGGCAGATAGCAGATGGGAGGTGGCTGTTGTTATTGAGACAACCACCTCTTTAATCCGTTAACGGTAAGAAAGGGTATTTGTATGCTTCCTCCCGAACTTAAGGCACAACTGGCCAACCTGCAGAGCTTTATTGTGGCTACCGGCTTTATCCTTGTCCTCGATGTCCTGATATATAAAGCCTGCCTATCCGTATATACTGAAACTTACGGGCGTAAGGAGGCCAGAAGACGAGCCTATGGTATATCGCCCGCAGAGCTGACTGCTGCTGTCGAATCGTCCGTGCCATCCGGTGCGGTGATGCACTTTGCCATGCAGTCCGCACCCACGGGCTGGCTGAAGGCCGACGGTTCGGCCGTTTCGCGCACGCAGTATCCCGCTCTATTTGCAGCCATCGGCACAACGTTCGGCGTAGGCGACGGCCGCACCACCTTCAACCTGCCCGACCTGCGCGGCGAGTTTGTGCGCGGCTGGGACGGCGGGCGCAACATAGACCCGGGACGCGCATTCGGGTCGGCGCAAGGCGACGCCATCCGCAACATTACTGGCTCAATCGATACAGGCATCAACAGTGGGCATCAACTCTTTGACGAGGCCACTGCCACGGGCGCACTGGCTATAAGCCAGCGGCGGTGA